CCGCGACCCGAAGTGCCACCTCCGGGTTTCAGGCTTGCGTTGATCGCTCAGGACAGCCGGTTCATCACCTCCTTGGCTTGTCCTTCTTGGCGGCGCGCCTGATTCGCTCGTACATGGGCTATGTACCAGAAATGCCGTCTATTCGGTTGTCAAAGAACAGAGAAGAAAAAACTCCTTCTTGACAACCATGACAAAAATAGGTGATTTGTCCTGTCTGGTAACGCGATTTTTTTGAAAATATTTTTGGTCTTGCCGCCTTACAAGGAGTTTAGTGAAGAGCAAGTACCCAGCAAGCAAAATAAAATAGGTACTATCGTACTTAAAAACGCCTTTTATAAGGTTCTTCCGACAGAAAAATGGGCACGATAAAATGTTAAGGCCAAGCTGTTTTGT